TTCAGGAAATACTGTTGACATAGATCCTACACAGGCCATAGGAGCTGAACTCGTCGAAAAAACTTATTTGGACAGATACGTATTAGAAAATGATGAGGTGAGAAGAATTAAAGTATTTAGTCCTGAACTAATTACTCTTGTTACACAAAAGTTTGAAGACGAGTTATGATATGGTTAAAATTTATAAATTAGATTTATCAGATGGTAATGAAGAAGATCTCTTTACTGAACCCACAAGATTTGTTTATGAATTTATCAGAATCAAAACTGATAGAAGCGATATTTTTTACGATGTAAAAGATCTTGTTGCAGAGTTTACTATATTTGAACATATTGATAAACCTTTCCTAACAGCAAAAATGATTTTGATGGACGTTGATCCCAATATAAGTCTTGTTGACTCCATACACTTTCTTGGAACTGAAAAGGTAGAAGTAAAAATTAAAACTCATGCGGATAAACAATTTTCAATAACTAAAAACTTTGTTGTATCTGAAATAGTTGCTCAACAAAAGGGTGGTGATGGTAACGAACTTATAGCACTAGATCTAGTGGAAGACTGCGCATATCTATCATCTTTAATGAGAATTAGTAAATCATTTAAAGGAAGAAAAGAAGATATAATAGGAAAAATAATCAATGCTATTGATAGGGAACTCCTATTGCCACAAGATTTAGATATAACTGGTGATAAACTTACTAAATTGATAGTACCCAACATGCATCCTTTACAAGCAGCAAACTGGATAAAAGATCGATGTTATACCAAAGATGGTTATCCATTTTTTCTATATTCTACTATTGCAGATGACAAAATAAGAATGGTTGACTTGGGTGGAATGTTAAGCTCAGAGCCTATGAACAAAGAAACTCTCGATTATGTTTATTCTGTTGCGTATGCTCAGCAAAGCAAAGCTTACACTACTGGAAATCCTGATGATATTATTGATCCCATAGAGCAATTTAGAGAAGCATATACAATAACTAAACTTACAATTCAACAAAATGAAAAACAATTAGATCTTGCAAGAAGAGGATACATCGCTTCTCGCTATAATTTTGTTGATACTACCACAGGTAATAATTTTAAAATAGACTATGACATGGGAAAAACGTTTGAAAAACTCATAGAAAACCAAATATTAAGACCCTCAAATGGTTTTTATCCAACTATGGATATGAATGCTAGATATGGAAAAAGAATAGAAAGAATGAATGACTTTAGTACCAGAGAAGTAACTCACTTTGCAACTTCTAGACAGTTTAATGACTTTTCTGATACTGAAAGCTATCATGAAGGTAAAGTTACAGAAGATCATGAAAGTAAAATAATAGCAAAAAGTCTCAGATATTGGCTGCTAAAGTCAAGTTTACAGATTCAAGTGCCAGGAAAAAACTTTCTGTTGAAAGATACAAATATGACTATTGGTAATATAATAAGATGTAAGTTTTTATCAAATAGAGAATATACACCTAATATGGCAAGGGATGAAATTGAAGACTTAAAAAAGAGCGGAGATTATTTAATTTATACTGCTAGACATCAGTTTACTAGAAATGAATATCATGTTACTATGGACATTGGTAGACTTGGTACCAAAGGATATGGTTTATCTCCAGGAACAAATGTAGGGTTATAGTTTAATGGCTTCGCAAGATCAAATAATGATGAAGATTTTATATTCAGACTATGCGCCTGCTGAATCAATATGGTTTGTTGGTAAAGTTATTAGTAATACTGATCCTTTGAAATTAGGAAGAGTTCAAATAAGAGTAATGGGTATGCACACTGATGATTTGTCTATGATACCTACTACTGATCTTCCATGGGCTCAAGTACTTACTACAGATGGCGGAACTTCGGGTGTAGGTCATTTTATATCATATCAACCAGGAGCGTTTGTGATTGGCATATTTTTAGATGGAAGATCGGCGCAAATTCCTTTAATCATAGGATCAACTCCTACTATACAAGAGCCAACACCCACGCAACGTACAGATCCTAAAGCACCTATCTTTCCTGAACTTTCTAAAAGATCTGCTAATCCAACTAGATCTTCCGTTCCTATAGATGGAACTGCAAATGATGGAGAAATAAATTCTAACATAACAGGTAGTACAAATTCTGAAAAAATATTTAATTTTTTTACGGCAAATGGATACACACCAGAGCAAGCGTGTGGATTCATAGGTAACTTTTCAATAGAATCTAATTTAAGACCCGACGCACTGAATCCAAATGATAAAGGAAAGCCAGCTTTTGGATTAGCACAGTGGAGAGGTGATAGACTTGAAGGATTAGAATATTATGCACAAGATATTGGAAGAAATAAAGATGATTTAGAAGCTCAGTTACAATGGACGATTCATGAATTAAGAAATAGAGAAAGAAGTGCTGGAGCAAAAATTAGAAATGCTCGTACAGTTACTGAAGCCACAACTATAATATGTAGATTCTATGAAAGACCATCATTTTCGATAGTTGATGGTGTTTATACGAGTCCGTCTTTATCAAAAAGAATAGCAGATGCTAAAGAAAGTTTTGAAAGGTTTGCAAGAACATGACATCAATTAATAAAGTTCCAGTTAGTAAAGTCAATAATACTCTAACAAGAGTTCCTATAACAGGTAGGTTTGATAATCAGTTAAATGAAATTGATAATGCAGCAGAGGAGATAAAAGCCGCTCAAAGTACTGTGCTTGGAAAAACAATCAATGAAACTATAAGTGGAATCAAAGCATTGACACAACCAGATGAGTATCCATCTGATATATTATCTGAACCACCTGTTGCTCAAGTTACTGTTGATGCTGAGCCATCTTTAAAAAAGACATCATCTCAATTATCAAATATTAATAAAATGACTTCATCAAGTTTATCTGGCGATGGATTCATGAATGCACATATTATAAGCGGATCACCACAAGCAACAAAGAATGGAATATTTAATGCTTCAGGAATTGAACCAAACATAGGAAAACTAACCGCTATTGTTCCGGGTTCATTACAGTCTGCTGCGCAAAAATCACTACCAAAAATGGCGGCCGGAGATGAGTTCCTTTCTCAGATTACTTCTGTAAATACTGGTTTAGGTGGAGTAACATCAAACATAACTTCTTTAGTAAATGATTTATTAGGTGGTAATCCAAACATCGGTTTAACTCAAAAAACAATTGTAAAGAGTCAAAATTACTTAGAAGAGTTTTTAAAATTAGTTTCTTCAAACAGTCTTACACCAGAAGAAGTTACTGAATGTACTAACTTATTACTTGAAGGAAAACAAAATGAAGTGATAAAAATTGTTATTGATGCAACTCAAAGAGAAAATATTGATGCGAACATAACTGATATTGAAACATCAATAGTAAAGGTAACGCCATCAGCTTCAGAAGTTATTGATATTAAATCATCATCATTAAGAAATATGGGTAACTCAACTAGAAGGACTAAAGATCTTGCTACTCTTGGAAATAATTGGTCAGGTGCTTCAACTGATACAAGTAATAGTGGTTACAATTTTGAAAAAGTAAGTTCTTTAGAAGAACTCGTTGCCGATTTAAGAAATTTATCAAGAGACATTACAGAAGTAATAGTTCATTGGACAGCTCACTTTAATGATCAAGGTCATGTTGGTGCAAAAGAAATTCATAATATATCTCTTAAAAGAGGATTTAAAGGTTGTAGCTATCATTATATAATTAAAAGAAATGGTGATTTAGAAAGAGGCCGGCCTGTCCGATTACAAGGTGCTCATGCAAAAACTGCAGGACATAATAAGTTTAGTATAGGAATTGCTTTTGTAGCAGGTTATAACTGTCCATCAGGAACTTCAAATCCAGACAGATATATTAGTTCTGAATCAATAACTCCAGCTCAATATAAAACTTTAGACATGTTTTTAAAAGGATTCTTCATGATATATCCTGGAGGACAAGTATTTGGACATCAAGACTTTGATAATGATAAAGTTGATCCAGGTTTTGATGTTGGAACATATGTTGAAGCAAGATTCGGTAAAAGAAATGTAACAAATCCAAATGACGGTCCAGCAACTCCAGATCAGATTGCAAGTATTGTAGGATAAAAAAATGACAACAGAAAATAACGAATTAGAACTACGCATACAAGATAAAGGTGAGGGAGCTGTAAACGCTGAAGGTCGGCCTGAAGATGCATTTAACGATCCTACTGGCCAGTTTCCTCGTGGTGAATATCATGATCAGCCTTCAGTTAATAAAGTAATCAGAGGAGATGATGTCAATGAACTTGATCTAAGAAATGGCATACCAGGTGTAGATACAGACCTCACACAGAAAGTTGCCACTCAATATCCTATGGCTTCAGTTAATGAATCTGTTTCTGGTCATATTATTGAAATAAATGATACACCAGGTGGTGAGCGAATATTAATAAAGCACAATACTGGAGCGGGTATAGACATAAAGTCAGATGGAAGTATTATAATCAACGCTAAACAAAATAGAATTGATATAGTTGAAGAAGATCATAGACTTGTTGTAGAAGGTGATGGAAATGTTTCTTATTACGGAAATCTAAATATGAATGTTTCCGGTGATTATAACTTAACTGTTGGTGGTAACTATAATCTTAAAGTAAAAGGAAACTGGATAGCTGATATTATTGGTTCTTACAAAAAGAAGATTCATGGAATAATGAGTGAAGTTGTTTTAAAATCAAAGTCAGTTACTGTTATGGGTCAAACAATAAACACACATCTTTCAAATGTTGGTAATTTTATCAAAGGTACATATCAACAAATGGTAAAGAAAAGAGCAGATTATAATCATGGTGCTGAAGCTTTATTTAATTCTGAATCAGAAATCAATATAACAAGTCCAAAAGTAAATATTGCGGCTACTGATCTTTCTGTTATTGGCGCACAAGGAACTATTGGTGGGCAAAACATGATTCATTATGGAAAGAATATGCATTTAGAAAATACCATACATTCTCCAACCGCTAGTTTTACATCTGCATATAGTACGACATTTCATGGCTCACTGAATGGTACTGCAAACTTTGCAGTTCAATCATCTGTTGCTGGTGGTATTGGAGTTGTTCAAATTCCAGGTGTTCAAATTAATAATGATGCGGTTGATAATACACAAACACAAAAGCCAACAAGTTCAGAAATTACCGATTTATTGACCAACAATGAAATGGGTCCAAAGAAAGTAAGTATAGATGAAAATAACGAGATTAAAAACTTTCATGATAAAACTGTTACATCAGGTGGTATAACAACTGGAGAAACAAATACTAGAGAAACAAGGTCTAAACTAAAAGATAAAAAGAATATTCAAAATACTAATTTTGTTGCTGATAGAGTAGCTGACGGGGTTTTATCATCTTCATTTGCCTCTGGAGTTCCAGGTCAGATTGAAAAAGTAAAAGGAAAGGCTACCACACCTAGAATTGGTCATGATATCATTGGACAAACAGGTAGATCTGTCATCAATAACAAATATAAACCATCTGATGCAGCTTCTAAAGCTCGTACTTTAACATTTTCTGTTGATGCTAGATTTAACCCAAACAATCTTTCTCAAATTGAACATACCACATTATTAGGAAAAGGAATACCAATTTCTAAGTTTACTGGTGGTGTTGGAGAAAAGACAACTCTTAATCACATTGTAGATGTTTCAAAGAGAAAACAAGCAGCAAGAAATTTGTTAGTTCAAGCTCATGTTATAGAAATATTTAGACAGTTAAGTTTATTTAAAGGATTCAATTTAGTAGTTGCTGAAGGAATATATCAACCAGGTCCTGGTGAAACACCTACTCCAGAAAGTTTTAATGATTTAGCGCAAGATGGTAGAGCTGTTGCTTATGAAGTTTATTCACAAAATGGTCAGATAGCATTAGATAAGTTGTTTGATTTTGCAGAATTTTTAAAAGATGCATTTAGTTATAATAAGTTAACTTTGGCATTTGATAAGTTTAATCCAGATAAAACATTACATGGTCAACTTTTAGTTGAGATCCCAACTATACCAGAATCTTATAGAACTCAGTACGATATGAAGTTAGAAACAACATTTAATTCTGAAGTTCAGAGTTCTTCTGATTTAGTTGAAATACTGTCATAACTATATAAATATGAATAATTACAGAGGATAAAATGGTTACAAAGGCATTTTCAGTAGAAGACGGAAATCAGAACTCATCTTTACTTACTAGTCGAATAGTAAAGTATTCTGATATAGATTTGCTTTTTGCTAAAAAAATGTCTGGAGATATATTTAAAAAAGTTGATGCTTCTGCGGTAAAACAGTCTGTAAAAACAATAGTAAGAACAGGAAGATTAGAAAAACCATTTCAACCAGAATTTGGAGCTAATCTTGGAGATATATTATTTGAATTGGCAGATGAAGGATTGAATGAAGAGGCTGAATCTAGAATTTCAGATGCTATTAAGATCTATGAACCAAGAGTAAGAGAACTTACAACTACAGTTGTTGCACAACCAGATAATAACACTTTATCCGTTACTATTCAATTTAAAGTTGGTAACATGACAGAACCTGAACTTATAAACACTACAATTGCGAGGTTAAGATAAATGGCAACTAATATTACATCAACTGCTTTAGACTTCGATAACATCAAAGATTCTTTAAAAGATTATTTAAAGAAGAAAACAGAATTTACAGACTATGATTTTGATGGTTCAGGTTTATCAAACATATTAGACGTGTTAGCCTATAACACACACTTTAATGGTTTGATTGCAAATCTAGCTACAAACGAATCATTTATTCATACTGCCCAATTAAGATCATCATTAGTTTCTCATGCAGAATCTTTAGGATATGATATAAGATCTAAAACTTCTTCACAAGTAACATTTGATACTACATTAAATTTAACTGGAGTTTCTGGAAGAGCACAGACTTATACACTACCAATAGGAACTATTTTTGTTGGAAGTAATGAAGATGGTTCACATAATTTTATTACAAGAGAAATATACACGGCAACTGACGATGGAACTGGTTTATATACATTTAAAGATGTTAATGGTACGGCTGGAGTTACGGCATTTGAAGGAACTGTAAAAACAAAAACTTTCTTTGTGGGTC